ATTCTAAACAAGCTACTTCACTAGTAAAATATTCTGATTGGTAAGTACTATGTAAAGGTAAACCAAAGTTAATAAACATAACAACAACTGCTATATACCACATCTCATCACCCTCCAGTCCACTCTTTAATATTATTATTAGTAACTATATAATTATCAGTAACACTTACTGATGAATTCTCAGCAAGTTGTGGGTATATAAAAGTAACCACAGTATGCTCGTCCACATCTATTTCAATAGGAGAATATCCCGCACCTGTTTCTAGACTCCAAACATAACTCATAGTTTGTTTATCCAAATCATACACCTCCCCTTTTATTTTATATCCATCATCTTTAGGTAAGAAGACGATAGGAAATGCACCATTAGCATAATCTTTTATATCAAAAGATTGTTTAGTCTCGTGTGTTCCTATAAAGGTTGCGTCTTCTATAATAGAATGAAGTCTTTTTCCTTTTTTTAATGTTCCGTATACAAATGTTTTCATAATAATAATAACAATAATAATAAAATAATAATTGCCACCTCTATCTTCCAAACAGGTGGTCTAAAATTCCAACCCTCTAAAAAAATCATATATAAAAATTTTTTCACACTAGTTTACAGAAGTAATATACTTTTGTATCCATCTTTCTACTTCAATAAACTTTAACTTAAGTTCTTTTACAAGTTGAATATAAAAATGTTTTTCTTCTTCACTCCTTTTAAATGTCTCACTTATTATATCTTTTTTATTTTCTGGAAGAGAGGATACTTCTGATATTAACTCTCCCTTATTATTAATTAATATACTATAACTAGCAATTACTCCCTCTTTTATTTTCTTTTTCTTTCTCATTTTTTAAACCCTATACCATTGATATTTAATTGTTAACTCTTCATCTTTTTTTATTAATCTATTTGCAACTAAAAAATGTTCACTCCCTACTCTTTCCCTAACACAATTGGGTTCATCTGAATGATTAACAAATCCACCTAAAGGTGTTCGGATAATTTCTTCAAGACCTTCAACATGACTACGACCTATCATATCTCCTTGTGAAATGTTTTCAGTAGCAAATATGCCGTGCCCGTGAATTTTTGAACACGCTATTTTTAAATTATCTGGTAGTGGTTTATATTTTTCATTCATATTATTAGCCCTAATATAAATATAGATATAAAACAAAACAGAACAATTAATATATTAACTACTATACTTTCTATTTTTTTATTCATATTATTAATCCTCTTGAGGTGCGGATACATCAACTAACTCACAAACTCCGCCAGTACAGGCAAGTTCTTGAGAACCTGTTGTGTTGTCCTCTGATTCATAGTTCTTAAGTAAAGAAAAATCTATGCTCTTAGGCATTTTCTTTTTTAATTTAAGATACTCTTCTCTCGTTATATCTTGATAAGGTGCTTGTTTATACACATGGTCAGTATAAGGAAGAAAGCTTACTCCAGATATCTTATCAAAGTTTTTATATACCCAAGCTCCAACTCCCATCCACTCTTCTTCTTTTACACTTACTGTACAAGAAGGCTTATGTTCACACCATTCATCTTGATACTTCTTCCATATGTCAAGTTGTTCAAGAGCACTTATTGAATCACGAGTTATAGAATCTTTAGGAGATTCAGTAGGAAAAGAAAATACCACAACTGAATCAGGTGCAGTTACATCAGGTTCGTGTGGGATTTTTTTATCAATCATTAATTGAGTTAAGGGGTCTTTCTTATCACACCTAACAGTTCTAATATAATAAGGACTGTGTCTAGTATGAATTCCAGAAGCACTATCAACTAATTGACTTACTGTACCACTAGGTTTTACACAAGTAATAGCTGTGGATTGTGGTATTTTTAATTTCTTTGCTAACTCTTTATTAATATCAATAGATACTTGCTTTAATCCAGAAAGAAAATTCTTTTGTGGATTATTTGTTAGAGGTGAATCCATAATACCAGTTAAAGATACACCGAGTAATCTTTCTTCCTCAGTATTTTGTTTCCATATCTTTCTGATATATTTAAAATCAACAAGAGTTGATTGGAATGTGCCAAGAATTGTAGCTAATCTAACTTTATTTTGTAGAGATTTTTCTGTGTCAGAAACACGGACAACAACCTCAGTTAAATTACAAAACTGATAAGGTCTAAGAATAATTTCTGAACAAGGATTAGTACCAAACTCATGTTCAATATCACGACGACCATTCTCTGATGCTTTATCTTTGGCGGCTTGTCTATTAAAGATTCCTCTCTCACCTGACTTACTATCATAAAGAGATTTCCATTCTGTCATAAACAAAGCCATATCAGGAGTACGAGTATAACAAGCGGAGTTGTTTGAAAGTGCTCGTTGCGACTCAGTCATCCACCAAGAACCGCTCTTAGCATTTCTCATTCTATCGTCTTGTATATTACTAAGTGATATTAAAGCTGACCGACGAACACCACCTACAACTACAACTTCTCCTATCTTACAAACTAAATCATGACATTCAAGAGAGTCAAGTTTTCTACCAGTAGCATTTTTAAATGTTGTAATTGCAAAGTCAAACAAATCTACAAGAGGTTGAGGGCCACTAGCACGACCACCAAATGTTTTAAGTCTAGCACCTGCAGGTCTTATTCTTGTTACATCTATCTTTGGTACTTGACCACTATATAACATAGCAAGTAACTCTTTAAGAGATTTTGCCCATCCTGTTCTACTATCTTGAACAACAATAACTGTATCACTATCCTCAAATTCTTCACTAATTGTAGGTAGTTGTTCAACATATTCTCTTTCCACAGAAAAGCCTACGCCTGTTCCACACATAAGTATGTACATAACTTCATCAAAACTTCTTATATCATTAATAGGAATGTAACTACAATTATATCCTGCAATATGGTCTCTTCTAAGAGCACTTCCTGCAGTCATTAAAGACCTCATTGATGGCATAATACTTAGACTTAATACTTGTTCCTCAAGTTCTTTTCTTAACTCTTCTGTTAAAATATATTTATGAGTTTCTTTTAAATGCTCCCCCATAAAATCAAAATATCTACTTACAGTTTCATTCCAACTCTCTCTTCTCTTCTCCTTATCTACAAATCTTGCATACCTAGAAGCATGTATAAATTGTTGATATGTGGTTGGTAAATAATTATTCTCAATCATTGTTGTTATTCTCTCCTTCCGCTAACTCTCCTGCGATAACACTATAACCTGCCATATCTATAAAGTCGTCTGGATTATAAGAACCTGTTTTAGTTCTTGCAGTTTTTAATAGTACCATCATTAAAGCTACATCAAGACCTGTAACTTCTTGATTAAGATATGCTGACCACATCTTTGCAATGTTATCGTGATTAACTTTTCTATTTCCGTGAGTAATTTCTCTATCATACGCAACAATATTCTGTACTTTTTCTATTATCTCTCTGATTGTGTCGTCAGTGTAAACTTGGGTCATTATTTTTTTTCACCTTTCCTTGTGCTAATAAATTTAAAACTTGTATTTCCATTTCTCTAGCTCCTATATAATATAAAAGCTCTGTGTTACTTGTAACTAACCATTTTATACCGTGAGATATTGCGTCAACACTTGGGTCTTCGGTATAATTTATAAGTTCAAAACCCACATCCCCTCTTCCTGGAGTGTTGGGTGTTAATATTATATATGCTTTATCTTTTGATATTTTTTCTATCATATTATTTCATCCAATCTAAAGGTATCTCTTTATCACACCAAATAAAATTATTGGCTTCACACCAATCACTATACTTAGTCTTTGAACCTTTTCTTATTTTATTATTTGCATTCATAAAACAAAAACGAATATCATAATCTGTTTGTTCTTGTATCCATAAATGTTTTTTTCTATCTTCTAATTTTAAAACACCTTTTAATTCTACAAAGATATCTGTCTTTGGAAAATATAAATCAGGAAGATATGTTCTATCAACAGCAGGTTGAGTAAACTTAACAATATACTCTTCATATTTATATTTTATTTTTTTCTTTTGAAGACCAGAGACAATTGTCTTCTCAAACTTAGAGCGATATCGGGCCATCGTCAATCATCTTCTGTCTTCTTAACTGTCTCTTACTTGGTCCAGCACTATTATTTATTTCTTCAAAAGTCCAATGAGGATTTCTTTTTAATTTTTTCATCACCCATTTAAATGACCAAGCACTTAAGTATAATTGGAACTCATGTATATAATGAGTTTGCTTTGGCATTAATTGTAATATATTATTTATATTAACTTTCTTTTGTTCCTCCTCTGGTAAGAGATTCTTTAACCATTCTACTAATATCTCTTTAGCTTTTCTTCTTAATACTTTTATTTTCTTTCGATTCATAAATGAACATCCTCTAGTATTACATATCTCTGTTCGCAAAAGAATTCAAATCCTTTCATATTATTATTTTTATTATGTACCGTAAAAAGTTCTCTTAATAACTTTACTTTATTCTGAAACAAAAACTCTTGACAAACCTTAACCGAATTAAAGGTAGCTTTGTCATACTGAGTATATATAACTTGGTCAACACTACCAAAGAATAACATTGCTGTGATTATAAAATACATTATTTATATTGTTTTGTTATCTCTTCAACTTTAGGTTCGTTCGCTACAGTTGTCATAAATATATTAGTGTTTGCGTATTTAAATACTCTAAGTCCGTCGCCATCATTAGAATCATCATGACAAATAAACTTATGAGTACAGTACACACACCCAATAGGAAGTTTAAAGTTACCACCTTTATCGTGAGGAATCGGTTGATAACATTTCTCAGGTGGTTCATTAGCTTTTAGTTTCTCCTTTAAATCTTTGATTAATTTTTCTGCATTTGGTTTCATTAGTTCATCAGGTCTAAACAATGCAAGCTCACCTGACGATTTATTTACTGCAAACAATCCACCATTATTACTTGGTTCGTTGTGTTCATACCCTGCGAGTTGGGCAACATATCCGAATGGGTCGTCTTCATAAAGAGAACCATTCTTAAATTTCTTAAATGACATTGGTGATGCCGACTTAACATCAACAACTTCTCCATCAATCTTACAATCCATATGACCATTAACATTATCAATCTGTACTTTCTTTTGTTGTGCAGTTACTTTATGCCCTGATAATTCAGTTAAGAATAAAAGTAAATGTTCTAGTATATGACCATATAAAAATTTTAATTGAGTGGCAGGGTCATAGACTTCATCTTCGCTTGTTCTTTCAATATGATTATCATACCATAACTGCCGAGCAGGTCTCCCAATCACAGACATTCTTAAACCTTTACCAGAACTTTTTCTTGGTTGCAACCAATCAAGAAGAGCAAGTTTAGTATTACTTAAAAATTTATCTATCTGTTCTTCTTTTACAAGAGGAGCTTTGCCACTTGATATATTAGTTAATACTTTATTTATATCATCAACTAATGTATCTAAAGTCTTAGTGTGTTTCTTGCCAGTTGTTTCCATATTTATATTCTCCATTTAATGGGCATCGAATACCAAGTTCAACACCTGCGTTTACTATTGAATTAACTGCGAGTTTACCAAAATCATCTGCTTGTTCTTGATGAACCTCATATTGAAATTCATCGTGAACATTTGCAACTGGTCTAGCCTCTATCTTATTTTGTTTTATATACTCATCTAACAAAACTAATGATTTCTTCATTACGATAGCACCACCGCCTTGTATTAAGGTGTTGACGGCGGAGTGTCTGTTTCTGATGATGAGTCTTCTTCCATCAATTCCTTTGAGCCAACCTTTTCCAGTAGCTTTTCCCACTCTTTGTCTAAAGTTTGCAAGGGCAGGAGTACCTCTGAGAAATCTTTCTTTAATCTTTTTCCCATAACTTCTATTCCCTCCGCAGATAACTCCGAGTTTTTCATCACCTGCGCCATATATGAAGGCATAGATGAAAGTCTTTGCTTGGTCTCTTGTGCTAAGCCCAGCAAGATTTTGATTTGTAGTGTGTATATCTCCATTAATGATAGCATCTATATATTCCTTATCGTTCATATAGTGAGAAAGTATTCTTAATTCAAGTCCTGAAGCATCTACTCCCACTAATTTATAGCCTTCAGGAACTACCCATAGTCCTCTACATTCTGTTCCGTAGGGAGAATACACCGCAGGAACTTGAGCCATGTTGGGCGACTGGTGACTCATTCTACCAGTGATAGCACCATTGGTTATCACTCTTCCGTGTACTCTCCCATCATCTGCTACTGCCTCTACCCAAGATTCAACTTGGGCTATTCGCTTTTGCAGTAGTAGAAATTCTTTTATAAGCTCTGCTTCGGGTATATCTTTAATACTTTCCAGAACTTTTTCATCTACAATTACATGTCCTTTATCAGTAAACTTTGTAGGTGTCCACCCAAAGTATTGTAGGTATCTTCCTATCTGTTGTCGGCTACCAAGATTAAACTCTTTCATTTCGATAAGAGAAAACTCTCCAGTAACTTTGTCCCACCCCTCTCCCAGACTATTTTTTAGTCCAACCGTACTTAGTGTGCCGTCTTTACGATAGCGAGGTTTAACTTGTCTAACAAAGGTAGGTAAAGGTACAAATCTTTCCTTTACTTTTATTTCTATTTCATTTATCTTCTCTCTTAACTTACCTAATAATAGGTGAGCATTACCTAAGTCAAAAAGAAAACCATTTCTTTCTTGTTCCGCAATTATTCTAGATACATTATGCTCTAATCTAATTGCATCTTTTGAGAAATCAGGGTGTCTTCTAATTAAATAAGACAAAACTTTTTCCGTGATTTCCACATCTCTGATACAGTAAGTTAACATCTCATCAGAGTACGCAGAGAAATCTTTGAAGTCTAACTTATCAAACCTCAATGTTTCTCCCCAAGATTTAAGAGAGTGTCCACCCTCTCTAACAGGATTAAATAATCGAGACAAAACTAAAGTATCAATTACCTTACCTTCTTGGTGTAGGTCAACGTCTAACACTTTCTTTATAACTGGTGCATCAAAACCAATTATGTTATGACCTACGAATTCATCATAGCTACTGACTAAATTTTTAAGTTCACTTAACTTATACTCAGTAAATGTAAATAACTGTTTGCTCTCGGCATCTTTACAAACAATAAGAAATATCTTATCTGGTAAAGTTCCTGCAGTTATCATTGATGTTTCTATATCTAAAAACAATCTCCGTTTCATTTTTGTCGCCTCGTTTATAATTCATCTAACTCATCACCCATAGGTTTTTCTGTTTCACTAAGTCTACCAGTATCCTTATCATAATATAAGTATGTAGCTGGGCCAGTCATACCTACAAATCTATTCTTAAGTACACGCACACAAGTTGTATTCCTTATATGTATATCATCGTTTTGTGCGTCCCTTTCCAAACCAATTACCATATCAGATAGCTGACCGATTGAGGCTGAACCTCTTAGTTGTGATAGAGAAGTCGCCGCTCCCTCTTCGTGTCCCTTTCCATCTGGTCTCCTTAGATGTGAAACAATTAATAAAGATATTTCTGTTTCTTCTACAAGTGTTCTTAGTTTAGTCATAATTTCATCAAGTGCTTTTCTCTCATCACCATACTCTTGAGAAGATACAATCATACTAACGTGGTCAAGTACAATATATTTACAGTCTAAAGCCTTTGCCATATATCTAACTCGTGATACAATATTATCTACTGAGTTAGAACCAAAGTGTTTGTAGAAATAAAATCTACCAGAACCAACAGTCTTATCAAAGTAATCTCTCTTCTCCTCTTCACCAAGATGAATGTCTGGTCTACGCAAAGGAAGATTAGCTTCAACACTCATAATATCTAAAGCAGTAATCTTAGGACTTTCCTCAAGCATAATCATACCAATCATTGCATCTGTATTCTTGTATAGATTGTAAACTAATTCTTTAATGATAGCTGTTTTACCAAGACCTGTCCCTGCAGTAAATGTAACTAGCTCTCCACTACGGATACCATAGGTCATATCGTCTAGACCTTTCCAACCATAATTAACTGTTGACCTTACAACTGGAGCAAGTACTTCTTCAAGCAAAGACTCGCCTTTAATGATGCCATCAGGGGCATAAACAGGGGCGTTCCACCACGATTTGATGTACTCTTGATACTTATTATCCTTTAGTAAATCATTCGCATCTTTGTAGCCCTCAGGCAGTTTTACTATCTTAGCTTTTGATGGTGCAAATAACTCGGCTACCTTTATACTAGCCTCTCTACCTACCTCATCATTATCAAAGTTGATAACAATATTATCAAAGTTATCAAGCCAATCATAGCTTTTCTTAATGTCTTTTACTGCTGAAGCTACTCCATTTTTGATACTTACAACTGCATACTTTGAACCAAGTATTTGGTAAACCGACATTGCGTCAACCTCACCCTCAGTTATGGTCACATATTTACCACCATTAAATAATTGTTGTCCGAATAAACCAGACTCCGAAGTCGAACCCGTTATTGAAAATTGTTTGTTCTTTACATACCTAGTCTTAGTAGCTATCATAGAACCTTTAGTGTCATAGTAAGGATAGATGTGTTTGTCTATCTGTCCCATACTATTGCTGACTACCTTAACACCATACTTCTTAGTAGTATCCAAAAGAATTGCTCGGTCTTTAATAGCACCAAATGTTCCAACATTTTCTATGACTGTTGGTTGTCGTTGTACTGCTTGTATTGTCATTGTGTCGCCCTCTATATTATCTAAATCGTCCAAGTCAAAATCAGATGGTGCTTTGAAATAAGTCTTGCAAGAAAAACAGTAAGAGCTACCATCTTTATTAATACATCTTGCATCACTACTTCCACAAGCACCACATGAAACGTGGAACTTTACAAAGTTATTTGTATTGTCCATTGTTGTCGCCCCCATTTATAGTCTAGAATTCGTCTACACTATCGGTTGCAACAAACCCATCTACCTTATCAAACTCTTCTCCATAAGGGATTAAGTTGATAACTTGTACTGCTTGTAGGTCAAGTCCAACACCAGTTTTACCTGCGTAGTTCCAGTCATATTCTTTATACATAACCTTTACATCTGAACCATTTCCTACTAGTACATCGATAGGATTTTTAGCAGAGTCAACTAACTTAGGTGACGGATTGTTAGTACCATCGGCTCTATTAACTCTTCTCTTGAACTTAACTATCTTACCTCGTTCATCATCTTTTATAGTGATTCCTTTTGCTGAAAGTTGCTCAGCAGTCTCATCATCAATCGCTAAATCGATTTGATAAACGGGGTCAAAAGTTGTATTGGGTCTAGTAATAGATGCCCAATAAGCCTTGCCTTGTATTGTAGCCATAGTTTTATTCTCCTTCTAATGTTATTTATTAATGATTGTATTATAACATAAACAACTTTCATTGTCAACAGTATAATACTTTTATATTTATTAATAGGGCATAGCTATCCCTATTTATAAATTCTTTAATAGTTATTATAATAATAACAACTAAATATCTTTAACACTCTTTGTAATCTATATAGTATTATATCACGATAAATATTTTTTGTCAAGTCTTTTTTTTATCATTGTTATAATCTTGTAATCTTTCGCCCCTCTTTATCATAACCCAATAGGTTTGTGCCTCATTAAATAACTTGTTAAGTGTTCTTCGTTGTACCACTAGACCTTTTTCTTTTAAAGAAGAAGATATATATTCACTCATAAACTCTTGAAAATCTTTACTAAATAATTTTTTAATATCCATTCTAATAAAACTCTTTATCAAATATTTTTTTGATTGGCACTAACACACACTTAGAAGTATTGTTATCACCTACATTTTTAGTTAGTTTATCTTTGTATTTATCTACAATCTTTCTTATGATTGGTGTAGGAAAAACTAATGTACAAAATTCTCCCTCATCTAATTCTAATCTATGAAACCAATAATCACTTTCAGTTTTATAAACTCCACTTGGTTTCCCTCTTGATTCATACTCTATTGCTATGTTACCAGTCTTTCTCCACCAAGACCTCTCACTTTTAACTTCTATCTTTTTGTTCTCAAACATATCCTTGACTTTATCTTCTCGTATCTGTCCATACTTCAAGTCAATGTCAAACTTACTAAATCCTTTTGCAGGCATAGGTCTTCCCTTTCATTATTGAAAACTTAACATTATAACATTTCTAGTTACAAAAGTCAAGTCATATTATTATAAAGATTATCTAAATATTCATCTTCCTCTCTATGATAATCTTTTATTACTTGTGCTATTCTATAATAAGGTATTACTGTCTGAGTTAATCTATACTCACTAAGTATAGCTTCTAATCTTTTTATTACTTCTAACTCACTCATTATATTACTCCTCCTAAATCTATATCTAGTCTATCAAGTATATCTTCATCACTACATATAGTATAGTCGTGTTGCTTATCATAAGGTGTGGGGTTAACCGCAAAGAAATCTTTTAGTTGGTCTTTAATAACTTCAACATCAAGTTCTCCCAATCTAATTTGTTTAATGATATACATTTCATTATCATTAAAATGTTTTTTATACTCAGCATAAATAAATTCTTGGTACTTCTCAAGTTCATTTTCAAGGTACTCTTCGTGTTCTAACATACTCATTACTTTACCTCTCTTTTATTGTTAACATCTAAGTTCATATATAATTCATTGAATATAACTAAACCCTTTTCTCTAGTATATTCTTTCTCTCTATATATTCTGTGTTCTCTATTAGTCCAACGCAACCACTTGTTAAAGTTCCATATATAATCTTGAGTACTATCATATACAAACTTTAAGTCTTGTATTATATCTAACATTATATATACTCCTCTTGATAGTGATACGCATTATCAAATATATCTAATTGATTTTCACCATACTTTTCAACAAATCTAAATCTTGCCTCATCTAAATCTGTCTCATTATCTAATAGATATTCTGCGTACTCTTGCATTTCCATCAGCCAATTTTTTATTGCACTCATTTTTTATTCCTCTCTTTCTAATTTATATACCTCAACTGGTATTGTTTGTACTGTGTTTATTGCATTAGGGATTCCACTTTCTAAGTGTCCAACAGTAAATTGTTCTTGTGTGTCCGTATTAAAATCATAGTTCAGTTGCATAATAGATATAAACATTGCAGTTAATACCCACGCCCACATCATTCCAAGAAGAAAATAAACTACTGTTTTTGCATTTGTACTGATGTTTATATCAAGTAGTTTTTTTATTAGACTATCTTTTATATTGATTAGTTTTTTTATTAACCAACCTTTTATCTGTTTCATATTATATTACTCCGTTTACTGTTAAGACTATTAATGCAATAGCTATTCCTAGTGCAACACCAGACGCAATCAATAAAAATGTAAAATTTTTATCCATATTTATTACTCCTTATTTTATTTATTATTATTATTATTTAGTAAGGTTATATAGTTACTCACCTTTTATAAAAGGTTTGTGAAAATATACTATACCCTTTTTCTCGTCGTAATCGTGTGAGTTTCTAGATAGTACCTCATCAGATACAGTTCCTACTCTTACCCAATTATCGTGTCCGTATTTTCGTTGACACCTTTTATCTATAATTTTCATTGGCTCGTCAACTTCTACATTAGTACCAGACATAAAGTATTTTCTCCCTCGTTTTTCAATCATAACTCTCATCACTCCTTATATTAACTTCTTCTATTATTACTTCATCATCTTGTCCAAATAAAAACTCATCAACATTTTCATCTAGTATAGCAGAATCGTCGTAGATGTCAAGAAGTTTTTTCTTTTTCTTGTAAGTCTTTGTTTTCATTATACTTTCCCCTTCTTTTTTTCATTTCCAAAGTTATATAAATCGTGTATAAAGATACCAAGTCCGACTGGATTTGTCTCAGCTACCTCAATCATTTCATCAACTGTAAGTTGAGCCAAGTCATCATCAGTTAGCTGTTGTCCGTTTGCATAAACATCATTTTCATATTCTAATAAATCATCTTCAACACTATCCCAACTTGTACTATAAGATTTTTTATAATCAGCGGTGGTGTATCTGTCATAATTACTATACCCACTACTATTATAGTTCCCATACAAATCATAATCAGCTAACCAATTTGATTTAACTTTTTTACCCATATCAACATCATAATCAAACCCAACACCTCTACTAATTGAATAGGTATTCGATACCCAACCGATTGACTTAACATCTTTACCCTCGTCTTGATTAACAATAGTAAACTCTTGTGTCTTGCCATCAAGGAATAATAGTTTATCACTACCTATCAATTCCTCAAGCGATTCAATCCACTCAGCATTGTATAATAGATTAGGATTGTTTTGTAATTGTGGTTTGATAACCCACTTAATAAATTGGTGAGTATCAGATTTATCCTTATCAATTATTGGTGTTGGTAATCTTGCTCCATTATGCATAACAAACAAATCCCTATCACTACCATTCTCACCTTTTTTTAAGACTTGAAATGGGTGGGACAAACTTCGTTTAGTATCACCAACTGTTGTAAATCTAAAATGAATACCTATATTTGTATTCAATTCCTTATACTTCAACCATACCTTTTTTATATCATCAAAGTTTTTTGGTACAATCTTATGAGTATGTACCTTGCCTTTATTATAGAACATAACACCAAAGCCATTAGAATTATTTTGATAAGCACACTCCATCAAATTTAAGTCTAAGTCTTTTGGGCTGTTCGCTTTAATTATTAAACACATAATTATTTTTTCCTTTCCTTGTTATTAGTTAAGTTAAAAGTTTATTAGCCATTACTAACACTCTCAAATTGTTTTGATACTGTTCTACTTGGTGTTCCAAGCACATATCCGTTAGTAATTAACCAATTCCAGAAATTAGGATAGTCACATCTTACTTCTGGTCTCCTCATAAAAGATACAAAGGATTTATATTGTAAACTTTGCTCTCTAAGTGAAGTCTGTTTCAAATAATGTATCAATGCATCAGTAAATTCTAAGGCTCTCATAAAACCATACTCCGATACATTACTCCTAAATATTCTTAATTCTACTGTATTACTATTACTTGTATTGACGGCTTGGTATCTATCATCATTTTGATACTGTCCGTCTTTAACATTTTTAATTTCTGATTTACACCATCTATTCATATTTCTACCAGCAATATCTTCTATAAATCTTTTATTCTTTTTTTCATTAATGAATACCAATAACTTTCCAACCTCAAGCGGTCTTAATGCTTTTTTATTAATATGAATATGCAACCCTGCACAGCTTGTATTCCACCCTTTAACATAGGTACTACCATTTTCATCAGTCCAATATCCACTATTAAACATTTGACTAAACCTATCCTTTAAAAATTTATATGTACTTGGAGCAGTACAAATTTCAAATCCACCCTCGCCCTCTTCTAATGAGCCATCACTCTTACACATAAACCAACTATTATAATCTGTTAATGTTTCAGGATAACTTTCAGGCATTGAATTTCTAGCCATTACCTCTAACTCTACACCATACAACAATGCTTTAGTTGTACTCAAATTAGTATCAATAATTTCATCTTCTAGGTGTTGAACATCTATTCTCTCTTCAACTCTTGTACTATAATTTGAGCAATATCTTTCGTGGGGATAGCAACTTTCTTCATCAGGATATTCTTCCTCTTCTTCTTCCCTATAACAATCAGCACAAGCCCCGCACACTTCATAATTACTGTCAAAATCTTCGTCAGGGAAAACTTCTTGACATCTATTACATTCGAACACATCATCTTCGAATACATTTTGAAACCACTCCATTATTCCATTAGATAACTTATTGATTTTATGTTGTAATTTCGCTTCACATTGTCTTGCACATTCATTTTCAGATACAAAATTATAAGTTGTAATTGAATAACCAAGTGTATTTAATTCTTCTGATAAAACTTTATTTTCCCAGAAACCTCTA